ATCTGCGCCACGCACGATCACATGTGCCTCTTGACTGTGCCAGGAACTGAACTTACCAATGTGTTCATTGTCTACGAAAAGGAGTGTTTTTGTGAGAGATTTGAGAAGGCTGTTCTGGAGAAACACAAAACGCGACGAATCGAGCTTGATGAAGTGAAGAAGCTCGCTGAAGTGCGTGATGTGGAGTTCTGGGATATTCCTTCTGACAATCCCTATGGCATGCCCTTTTCGGTCTATGAGGCCGACAGACCGTACCGAGCCTTGTCTCCTGAGATGAAGGCAGAGCTTAGAGCTGTGCTCGAGGGCAAGGAGGATTACCAAGGAAAAGGTAAACTGCCCAAGAAACCGGTTCTTGAAGGAAAGGAGAATTACCAGCAGAAGATTGTTGTTCCTAAGCGCATTGTGTTTGAAGGAAAGGAGGATTATCAACAGAAAGGCAAACTTCCCAAGAAAGTTGTCCTGGAAGAAGAGAACCCTGTGGAACTTCATGCGTGGCGCTCGAGCAATTCACAAGAGCTCGGGAGACTCGTGCGAAAGCACGCGTGGACCGTGCTCCACGTGGATCCTCAAGGAAAGATGTATCGAGCTGGTACTGCGACTGCTGTGTTCGACCGTTGGCTTGTGTTCAATGCACATTTTGTAGCTACGGCTGTGGCGAAAGGATACACTGCATTTAGATTTGCAAAGCGCCATACCATGTATGACGTTTCTGTCAAGTCGCTTGTTGAGAAGTGTGTTCCGATTACCCGTGGTGAAGCTTACACTGATTTTGTTGCGTTTAAGATGAGTGTTCAATTTCCACCGACTCGTGATATTCGACCTCGAATGGCAAGTGCTTCAGATCTTTGTGATATACTTGATGAGAGTGTTGTCATGATGATGACGGAGTACGAACCTGAGAGTGATGAATTCATTGTTCAGACTCACACAGGTCAGGTTACCTCAATTCAACCTGAGGAAGTGAGAGGCAAGTCCTACTTGTCTTCTGTGCGTACTACAGTGCGCTCAGAGTATGGTCATTGCGGAGGTATTTATGTGTTGGATACCCAACGCAAACAGCCACTGGTTTTGGGCTTCCATTATATGGGAGTTTTATCCGGTGGTTCCGCATTTCAACCACTCACTCAATCTGACCTTGCATTTATGGATGGACTTGATTATGAACATGCGAAGCTTGAAGGAGGAGACGATGAGGTCGTTCTTCCACAAGCTTATGATGTTCTTGGTCGAGTTGCTCAAGGATCTCACACTCCTACTTCTACCAAGATTGCTGAGACGAAGATGCAGCATTTCCCAACCCAGATGGCTCCTGCTTGTCTGGAGCCTCTTTTGGCTCCTGATGGACCTGGCCTTCGGGCGTTGGAACAGCATCCTTGCGTTTGGCCTGAATTGGATGAGGAACGTGTTCAGGAATGTGTTCAGGAGTACTTTTCTTACTTGATCTCTTTGACTCGAAGACCGTTCCGCCTGCTTAGCGATGAGGAAGTTGTGCGTGGAGTTGACGACGACGAATTCATTGCCAAGATGGATCATCGAACCAGCGCTGGTTACCCCTGGTCACAGGAGGCAAACAGAACTGGTGTTGCTGGAAAGAAGATTTGGTTCGGTGAACATGGTGACGATCTCACCACTCCCAGAGCTAAAGAAGCTTTCGATGCAATGCATTCGATAATCAATAAGGCGAAGAACAATGTTGTTGCGTGGAGTTTGTATACAGCAACATTGAAGGACGAGAAGAGACCGATTGAGAAAGTGCAGAAGAAGAAAACTCGGTTGTTTACTGCTGCCGCAATGGATTACTCCATGGCTTACCGCAAGTACTTTTCGAGTGCTCTTTCTTTCTTTGCCCACAACCGTGTTCATTCTGGTGTCTGCGTTGGAATTAATCCTACTTCTCATGAGTGGGATTCTCTGGCTGCATTTCTCAACACTTTTGAGTGTAAACTTGCTGGAGATTTCTCGCGTTTTGACACCACCCTCAACAATCAGATCATGTACGCTGTTTGTGATCTGATTAACAAGTTGTATGAGTACTATGGTGAATCCTGTGGTGAGGATTCTAAAGTGCGCCGTGTTCTTTGGGAGAACATCGTGCACGCCAAGGTGCTCTATGGCAACATTGTGTATCAACAGCGAAACGGCCAACCGTCTGGAAATCCTGGAACGGCCGTGACCAATTCCATTTACAACGTTCTTGCGACGATGTATGTGTTCAAGGAATTGGCTCCAGGTAAGAGTTTTTTCGATCATGTGAAGATCTGTACTTATGGTGACGATAACATAATGTCCGTGTCCGCTGAAGTGAAAGAGGTGTTCAATCAGCTTACATTGACAGGAGGTTTTGCCACCATTGGTATGGTCTATACCACAGAAACGAAGGAACTCGCAACGGAACGATGGAAACTTCTTGAGGAATGCACTTTCCTTAAGAGAGGTTTTGTACGTGAAGAA